TGCTGCGACTTATAAAATACATAACGGTGCTCCCATATTAAAAAATGACTTATTAAGGATTATTATGGATTATAAAACTAATCATTTTTTGAAAAAGATTGTGATCCCAAAGGTAGATATGGGATTGGTAACGATAAGTATTAATCTTAGGGATATTATGAATGAACTATTAAAAAGTGTGGGGGTTAAAATAGATTGTGTGATTATTGAAAATCAAATTAGTAAAATTGCGTCTACGATGAAAACAGTTCAAGGTATGATTACACAATATTTTGTAATGAACAATATAGAAAACATTCATTATATATCTTCATCTAATAAATTAAAACTATTTGCTGATCCAGAACTGAAATATACTTATGGAGAACGCAAAGAATTAGGAATTAATAGTACTGTTAATGAAATAAGTGATACACAAGACGTTAAATGGTTGGAATTATTTAATAAACATAAAAAAAAGGACGATTTGGCTGATTGTTTTTTACAAGGTTTGTGGTATATTAATATGAAATTGCGGACTACTTAAAATTAAAAGATGTATTATTTTTATAATGATGGAACAAATTAATTTAGACACAGTTGACTTATTGGACAAAAGTATTTCGATTGATTTATCGAATAATGCGACAGATTTAGCATTAGATGATAATTATATTGGGACATCGATGGCTGGTGCTGAATTGCTTATGAATACAAATACTAAAAAATCCTCACCGGTAACGGATTTTAACATAGACGATCTATCATCATTAGAAGAAGATCTCAATTCATTAAGTATGTCCCCGAATGATGGAGAAAATAATAATACGTCGGCGCCTATAAAATTAAATATAGACGACGATATTAAATCATCCCATCAACCTATTCCGATAAAAACAAACACAGGTGAACCGGAAAAAACATGGGATGGGTATCAACAATTTAACAATATTCCAATTGATCCAGACAAAAAGGTAAATATGGAATCTAAAATGTCTCGTGAAGAAATGTTAAGAGAGAAATTTAATTATGTACGAAAATTTGAAGCTCTTGAAAAAAACGGTGTTCGTGTTAGTAAACAATATACCATGGAATCGTCATTAGATGAGATGATAGGAGAATACGAAACAATTAAAAATGAGAAGGAGCAAAATAATAGTATGAAATTTCAAGGGAAAATGTTAATGGCTGCGGTAACAGGTTTAGAATTTTTAAATTCTAAATTTGACCCATTTGATTTTAAATTAGATGGGTGGGGTGAACAAGTGAATGAAAATATGGAAGATTATGATGACATTTTTGGAGAATTGCATCAGAAATACAGTTCAAAAGCTACAATGGCACCTGAATTAAAATTGTTGTTCCAATTATCAGGAAGTGCTATTATGCTTCACATGACAAACAGTATGTTTAAATCGTCAATGCCGGGTATGGATGACGTGTTACGACAAAACCCAGAACTAATGCAACAATTTACACAAGCAGCTGCTAATAAAATGGGTGAAGATAAACCAGGATTTGGTAATTTTATGAATGACGTTATAAGTCAACAGGCTTCAAAGGGTGCTTCTCAACCTCCCCCTCCTGTTAAGACACGGCCTCCTCCACGTATGGATAATTTCGCCAGACCAGATATAGGTTTTGGGAGGGGTGGACCTGAACCAGGCGTAGATGTATCAAAATCGTTCGAAAACCCTTCCAATATTCAACGTTCTGAGAGAAAACCTAGACCGGAAATGAAGGGTCCTAGTAATGATATTGACCAACTATTATCAGGGTTAAAAACCAAACCTATTATTTCAAAACGAGCGTCGCCTATTAATTTTAATACATCAAATAAAAAGAGAAGCCCGCCTACATCTAAAAACAAACGTCGGCCAATATCGGATAAAAATACAATTAGTTTGGATTTTTAGATTTTTAATCTATTAGCGTTGGGGTATTATTAATTATATTAATCCAATGCGTATTTACAGTAGCATAATCAATTATGCTTTTACATGATTGGTATTCGGTTAATAATGGTACATGTATTCTCCGCGATTTATGTGGTGATATTTATGACAATTTAGACACGGTAATACATGAAAGTGTTATGATATGTGGGTTTAAATTGTCATATATTTATTATATTAATACTATAATTAATTAATACAATAAATATATATAAATATATATTAATTATTTATTGTAATATGAATGATGACGAAATGCATGTTTTGAAACGGAATGGTCAATTGCAAGAAGTGTCATTTGATAAAATATTACACCGTCTCAAAACATTAGGTAAGGAAGCTGATCTTACACATATAAATTATTCTAATTTATGCCTTATGGTTATAGATCAGCTCTATAACGGTATTGATACCTCTAAATTAGACGAATTGTCGGCCGAACAATGTGCTAACATGAGTACAATACATTCAGATTATAGTGATTTTGCATCTAGGATAAGCATTTCAAATTTACATAAAAATACGTCAGATTCCTTTTTTTCAGTAGCTTCCACGCTTTTTAATAATAAATTATTAAGTGTTGATGCGTGGAACTGCATTAGAGAGAACAAGGATTATATTGAAAAACATATAGATTATAATAGAGATTATTTAATCGATTATTTTGGGTTCAAAACACTTGAACGTGCGTATTTAACACGTCTTGATGGAAACATTAAAGAAAGACCTCAACATATGTGGATGCGTGTTGCTATTGGGATACATTATAACGATATAGAAAAGGCAATTGAGACATATAATTATATGTCTCGGTTGGTATTTACACATGCAACACCTACATTATTTAATGCTGGAACATTAAGACCTCAATTAAGTTCGTGTTTTTTACTCACTATGCAAGAAGACAGTATAGAGGGCATTTACGATACATTAAAGGATTGCGCGTTAATTTCAAAATGGGCTGGTGGGATAGGATTAGACATAAATAAGATTAGATGTGAAGGATCGCATATTAAAGGGACAAATGGTAGCAGTAATGGTATTGTTCCGATGTTGAGAGTGTTTAATTCGACGGCACGATATGTTGATCAAGGTGGAGGTAAACGCCAAGGTTCTTTTGCTATTTATATTGAACTACACCATGGTGATGTGGAAAAATTTCTGGAACTTAGGAAAAATCACGGTGATGAAGAATTAAAAGCGCGAGATTTGTTCTATGGATTATGGATTTCAGACTATTTTATGAAATGTGTGGATAAAGATGAAGATTGGTATTTGTTTTGCCCAACAAAAGCGCCAGGGTTATCTGATGTTTATGGAGACGCGTATGAAATATTGTACAAACAATATGTAGATGATAATAAATGGTGTAAAAAAACCAAAGCACGAGAAATTTGGTTTAAAATTTTAGACAGTCAAATGGAGACGGGAACACCATACATGCTTTATAAAGATGCATGTAATAAGAAGTCAAATCAACAAAATCTGGGTATTATTCGTTCAAGTAATTTATGCACGGAGATTATTCAATATACATCTCCGGAAGAGAGTGCGGTTTGTAATTTAGCAAGTGTTTCTCTCTCGCAATTCATTTCAAAAGATAAAACATTTGATTATGATGAGTTGCACAAAGTTGTTAAAATTATAACACATAATCTTAATCGTGTTATAGATGTAAATTATTATCCAACCGAAAAAACGAAGCTATCAAATATGTTGCATCGGCCTATCGGTATAGGCGTACAAGGATTAGCTGATGCATTTTTTAAAATGGATATAGCATTTACAAGTAGTGAAGCTAAACAGATTAATATAAATATATTTGAAACTATTTATCATGCGTCGGTGGAGACCTCAAATGAAATTGCTATTGTGCGTAAAAATGATATGATGCAGTTGCGTTCATTAATTGGAACCAATCTTGACGCATTTAATCGGTATGAAAAAACGAATGAACTGATGATTAAATTGCAACCGGTCTATAAAGAATTCACCGATTTAACGGATGAACACGCTGGGTCATATGCTTCATTTGAAAATAGTCCTACAAGTAGGGGAGTATTACAATTTGATTTATGGGACGTTGTTCCTGAAAATAACAGATATGATTGGAAAACATTAAAGGCATCTGTAATGAAACATGGTATTCGAAACTCTTTATTAGTTGCTCCTATGCCGACAGCGAGCACAAGTCAGATTTTAGGAAATAACGAAGCATTTGAACCAATTACTAGTAATATTTATGCAAGACGTACAAATGCCGGAGAATTCACCATTATTAATAAATATTTAATGACGGAACTTTATAAATTAGGATTATGGAATGAAGATATGAAAAATAATATTATTCGCGACAGAGGAAGTGTTCAAAACATTGATGGGTTATCTGATACATTAAAGGAGAAGTATAAAATTGTATGGGAGATGCCTATGCGTCATCTTATCGATATGTCGGCCGACCGTGGTGCATATATTTGTCAAAGCCAAAGTTTAAATTTATGGTTAGCCGACCCAAATTACAATCAATTAACAGCCATGCATTTTCATGCGTGGAAACGGGGTTTAAAAACAGGTATATATTATTTGCGAAGAAAAGCCAAACATCAAGCCCAACAATTTACAATTGAACCAGAATGTACTACATGTTCTGCATAAAATTGAATACGTTTTATAATACATGGTGTGGAACATAACATAATGGCTTCTTCATCAGGAGCAAGTGCAGGAGCAACAGCAGGAGCAATAGCAACAGCAAGTGCAACAGCAACAGCAAGTGCAACAGCAACAGCAAGTGCAACAGCAACAGCAAGTGTAGAAGATAAAGAACAATGGCGTTCTAATTTGGATCTATTAGCGACATTCACACCTTTTACATGTAATGATACGAACATGATGTTTATTGGAAAATGTAAAGATTTTAATGGTGAGGAATGTGAACAAATTGTAAAACATGAATGGAATTGTAATACATGTACTAAAAAAATTAAACATATTGTTCCATTGGTTGGCAGCGACGG